CGCATAGATATTGAAAAAGCTAAACAAGAAGCTGAATTTTTAATAGCTAAATTTAATATAAAATAAACCTAAAACAGAAATAACATGGCACAACAGACAGCGGTACACGAATTGTTTTTAAAGTGGTTGCATAGAGATTTAACAACAGAAGATTTTGAACAAGCCAAAGAAATGTTTCAGCAGCAGATAGTTGATGCAGTAACCTACGGTAATAGGCAAGAATTTTATGATGCTACCGAAACTATTGGCAAACAATACTACACCCAAACCTACGGCAAATGATAACCATTACTGCGACATTCGAGATAGATGAATCGAAGTATCACTTCGAGGGGAAGAAAACAAAAGACTGGTTCAGTCAAAAGATTGCATCAGGTGAACTTGCAGCATCTATTCATTATAAGGATGTGGATAATGTGCAAGTAGAAATCACAAAGAATTATAATGGTGTGCCTATTACAGTAACAAGAACCATATCAGATATTGATTCCCTTGCCGAAACCACTAACCTCAAAGTGCAATGAGATACTCCCAAAACAACGAACAAGACGTAATCGAACAATACTTCAATGTACCTGGTACATTCCTGGACATTGGTGCCAATGATGGGGTTACGTTAAGCAATACCTATGCCCTGCAACTAATTGGATGGGGCGGTGTACTTGTAGAGCCGAGTGAAGATGCCTTCAACAGGATCCCACCGAATGACAAGGTAAAAGCGTTTAATGTGGCAATAGGTACGGCTGATGGAACCTGCACCTTTCACGAAATGGGAACACATCTGAACAGGGGCGATGTATCGCTGCTTTCTACGATTAAGAAATCAGAGATGAAGCGGTGGAATGGTACGGAGTTTAAGGAACGAATGACAGAGGTATGGACTTATAAAACGTTAGTCAAGAACTCCCCCTACAAGGTATTCGATTTCATTTCGATTGATGCCGAGGGTATGGACTTTGAGATATTGGAGCAAATTAACCTATCGCATACACAAATGGTATGCATTGAACACAATGGAAATGCTGACCTATTCCAACTCATTAAAGAGTACTGCAACGGGTTCGGACTGCATAAGAAATTGTTAAACAATTTAGAGAATGTAATATGGGCAAGGTAATCACCTCCCTATCCTCCACAGGTAGGGAAAACTACAACGAAGCAATGCTCGGACTTATCCGTTCAATCAATCGCAATGCTCCCGACTATGACACTCACTTGCGTAGTGTGGATGGCTATGTGGATGAATACCAGGGTAGAAAAATACTGCAAGGCAAATGGCCGAAGTCAAGCAACTACGAATCGTGGAGCCATCAAAATATGCCGTATCAGTTTAAGCCGGTAATGGTAGCTGAAGCGTATGAATTAGGTTACCGGAAGATTATTTGGTGCGATTCAACCATTCGGGTAATGCGCAACCCCGACCCACTCTGGCAACTTGCAGCCGAGCATGGGATTGTTGCGTGGAACAATGAGGGTCATCCGTTACACAAGTATATGCCCGACCATCAAATCGCATGGTTAGGGTTAAGAGATTACACACAGGTATTGCAGATGTATCAAATTATGGCTTGTTGCATAGTGTTCGACTTCGACCATCCTGCGACAAAACCGATATTCGATAAGTGGATTGAAGGAGCATTTAACAACTGCTTTCACCATAACGAATCGAAGAATCCACACTATGTCAGCAGCCGGCACGATCAATCGTTATTATCAGCTATCATGAATATCAATGGTGTAAAGGTGCAGCCGTATGGTGGACTTGCATACCGTGAGTTTATGCCCGTTGAACCGTTCTTCATTAATTGGGGGGTAAAAGATTAGTTATGGACTTCACCAAAGAGCAATTCATCAACTTTTGGGGCAAGAGCGGATATTACGAAGCGTTTACCTATGGGATAGGCATACAGGAAGTAATTAACCGAATTATTTATCCGTTTGGTGGTGTTGAAACCTGTTTAGAGATAGGATGCGGCGGAGGTGTATTCACTAAAGAATTATCGGAGCAATTCGATGAAGTTATCGGAATAGATGTGATTCCCGAACACGATGGAGTGAGATACCACAATGTCAAGTATAAGGAATTAGATAACCAAGACTACAAATGCACGGGGGTAGATGACAATTCTATTGACTTTGTATTCAGTTACGGAGTATTCTGCCATTTCTCAAATAATGCCATTAAAGAGTATCTGCAATCTATTTACAGAGTGCTGAAGAAGGGCGGTGATTGTGTGATAATGATTAGTAACTTTGACAAACTGAAAGCACAATTCCCCGACTTCGATGACTGGAGTAAATACAAGTTAGGGGATAGAATGTTAATAGGGCATTTTTACCAAGATGACAGAACGGTTGATATAATGAAGCATAAATTCAAAATTGTTAGCCGTAACCTAACACCCGACCACAGGGATATAGTGGTACATCTAAAGAAATAATATGGGCTACACAGGAAAAACAATCGAACTAATTGATTTAGTAATTGACAGAGTGCAAACGGTAGTGGATTTAGGCGCGCAGAATGATTACCGCCATCCTACACTACCTGCACCATACGTTAAAGATACCTACTATGCCAATAAAGAGTACACGGCCATTGACATTAGCGGAGAGAACGGTAGTGAACCGTATGACCTTTCACAACTACATAACTTCCCCATACAGTATGACCTTTTGGTGGATGCAGGAACCTCCGAACACGTTGGAACCAACGGCAAGCATGACATCAAAGCAATCTACAATTGTTGGAAGAATAAACACAACCTCGTTAAAGTCGGAGGATTCATTGTCAGCGAAAACCCAAAGACAGGGAACTGGCCGGGACATGGATTCAACTACTATACTACAGACTTTTATAAGCTACTCGCTGGCTTTGGTGATTACTCTCTCATTGATATTGGCGAGCATCCTGCTATGGGTAACACAACAGATGGTTGGAATGTTTACTGCGTTCTGCAGAAAACTAAAGAGGAATTTATAAGCCTGGAGAAATTCAAGAAGTGTGGTATCGCAACAAGTTAAACAGATAAAGGCGACATCGGTATTTTATGCCAATGAAAAGGCATACAATGAAGGTTACCCGATAATCTGCAATGAGGGGGGATCACGATCAAGCAAATCATTCTCCATCGTTCAGTTGCTTATTCAGATAGCATCTACCCAACGTAACAAGCGAATCAGTATTGTATCGCACTCCCTCCCACACATCAAACGGGGCGCATACAGGGATTTCAAGACCATTATGGAAGATTGGAATATGTGGAAGGATGAAGATTTCAGTTTTACTGACTTCATCTACAAATTCCCCAATGGCAGCTATATCGAACTATTCGGACTTGAAGATGAGCAAAAAGCACGGGGGCCGGGTAGGGATATTCTTTTCGTAAACGAAGCCAACCTTATCAGAAAGGCATTATTCGACCAGTTGGCCATGCGTACAACGGGGACAATCTTTTTAGATTGGAATCCTGCAGACTTCGTTAGTTGGGTGTACGATGTTGCGGACAATCCCAACAACAAGCGCATAAAATCTACCTACATACACAATAAGGGCAACTTATCCCAAACGCAAATAGACATTATTGAAGGGTATCGTAACCTGCCCGATGATTTCATGTGGAAGGTGTACGGGTTGGGGGAGCGTGGTGCTGCGAAAGAGATTATCTACACCAAATGGCAGATAACAGATGTACTCCCGGAAGGCGGCGATATATTCTATGGTTTGGACTTCGGGTACGTTCACCCGTTAGCACTCGTTAAGGTGGTACACTATGAGGGTGCGAACTATGTGCAGGAGTTGATATACAAATCGGGATTAACTCCATCCGAAATTATCCGGGAAGTAAAAGACCACATCAGCGACCGCAAACCCGTGTACTGCGATGCAGCAGAGCCGAAAAGCATTGAAGAACTTTACAGGGGTGGTATTAATGCACAGGCGGCAAACAAAGAAGTATGGCCGGGAATATTGAAGGTGAAGTCCTACCCATTGTACGTTACATCCGGTAGTAAGAACATCATTCGGGAGTTGCAGTCCTACAAGTGGAAGAAGGATAAGAATGACAATGTGATTGATGAACCAGTTAAGGAGAACGATGATGGCTTAGATGCGATGAGGTACGCCATCTTCACCCATCTTCACAAGCCGGCATTTCAGGTGGCAGTATGGTAGGCAATTAAATCGTAATTTTGCCAGTAACAAATAAAACATTATGGGTTTATTCGATTTCCTTAAACGCAAGGCAGCACCCGTTAAATCACCTGTTCAAGTATCAATCGAAAGGGGGTTGATCACTTGGGATGGGCAGAATCAAGCAGAAATAGTTAGGGATAGTTATATCGGCAATGACCTTGTATATGCCATTATCCAACTGATTACCCAAAAGGCGAAAGTAGCACCATGGGGAGTGTATAAGGTGAAAGACAAAGCAAAGGCAAAGCAGTATCAGGCGAAATTAAACTCACCCATCACTATTGACCTTAAAGAACTAAAGGAACTGAAAGAACAGGCCTTTGAACTATACGAAGGCGATGCCCGGCTGAATGAGTTGCTCAAATACCCAAATAGTGAAGATTCATGGAGTGACCTTATCGAACAATGGGTAGGGTTTAAGAAAATCACGGGCAATTCCTTCATCTATGCAAAAATGGTTGGCGATGCTTCCGTGAACAAGGGCAAGCCAATGGAGTTGTATGTACTACCATCCCAATACATGGCAATCAAAGTAGATATTGAGCAATTCCCGCCAAAGAAGGTAGCCTATCAACTTTACTATGGTCAGTATATTCCATTCGATACGATTGAAATCCTGCATGATAAGTACTTCAACCCTGAATGGTCGGCAACCGGTGGGCAGTTGTATGGGTTATCACCTTTACGGGCGGCATCGAAGGTATTGACACGCAGCAATTCAAGTAAGACCGCATCCGTTGCGATGTTCGACAACATGGGGCCACAAGGGGTACTTTACATGGATGACCTACGATTCGACCCATTAAGCGGTGGCGCACAGGCACAGGCACTTAAAACGCAAATATCAATGGCATCCGGTGCCGGCAAGCATGGTAGTGCAGCCGTGAGTGGGTACAAAGTAGGATGGACACAGATAGGCCTACCTGCAAAAGACCTGCAATTAATCGAATCAGAGAAATGGGATAAAGAAGCGTTATGCTCAATCTATGGTGTACCACCTGTACTATTAGGTTCGCAGGATGCAGCCACATACAACAACATGAGGGAAGCGGAAAAGTCGCTGACTTTACGGGCCGTACTTCCGGAACTGATTGCCATTCGGGATAACCTTAACCGCAAGATGAAGACCGATTGGGGGTACAAGAATACCGACATATTCGTTGACTTCGACCTAACGGTATACCAGGAACTCGAAGCGAACAGGGAAGCGCAGGCGCAATGGCTGAATACTTCATGGTGGCTGACACCGGAACAGAAACTGAAGGTAATGGGTATCGCACCCGACCCCAATGTGCCGCTTGAAGATTATCAAAAGTTGTATATTCCGCAAGGTTTGATGCCAATGGATGACTTCACTAATCTGCCCGATGTACCGCCAACTATACAATAAATACCGGAAGAAATACAGGGTGCTAATCAAACGTGAGTTAGATAAGCAATGCAAAGCTATACTCAATGGCGAACAACCCGACCAAAGCGGACTGAAGCGTATTATTAGCCAACTGCATCAAGGTGCAGGAATGACAATGGCGAAGTATAACTATGACAAGATTAGGCGCAAAGCAGGTATAAAGGATAACTTGACACCTCAACAAAGATGGGCGATAGTTATTAAGATGTTTTTAGATCAGGGATTGACAATGCTTACCGATGGCATTACTTCTACCACAAAGGAAACTATCCGCAAAGTATTGATTAAAGGTATGCAAGAAGGGTGGAGTATAACGCAAATGATGTCGGAATTAGAAAAGTCAGGTATCAATGCTTACCGTGCCGAACTTATTGCAAGAACTGAAACAACAAGGGCCGCAAATCAGGGAGCGTTACTTGGTGCCGTATCAACAGGACTGCAGACCGAAAAGGAATGGATTGCAATTACCGATGATCGCACTCGTAGAATCCCCCGTGATAAGTTCGACCATTTGCACATGGATGGAAAGCGTGTGGCAGTAGATGAGCCGTTCACCGTTCCCGGAATGGGAAGTGTGGAACAGATGGAATACCCTGGTGATAGTCGGGCAAGTGCAGGGAACGTATGTAATTGCAGATGCACCGTTGGTTTTGAAGTAGTGAGGGATGAGAACGATATGCCCGTATCAATTCAGGGCAATCTAAAGGGGCCTGCCGGCACCCTGTGGAGTTTATGGAATAATAGTTTATTTTTGCAATTACAAATGTTGATAAATGAAGCAATATAGCGTTAAGGATATAATGAATGGTGTC